AGTTTTAATGCTATTAACACTCTAAATGTTTCAATGATTATTCTAATATTATCTGCCAAAAATATCATAGCAGAAGAAGTACCTCTGATAGCTGAAGATAAAACTTCTCCTACATTCGTTCCAAATCTTTTAATTGATCCCTCATTATCTTCAATGGTTGTTTTTAAATCTCCAAATTGTTTTTTAAGTTCTCCAAAAAAAGCTTCTGATATATAAACTTGTAATCTAAAGAAAGCATCTTTTAAGTTTGATATTGTACCAAATAGAGTTTGTGCCAAATCATCCATCATAGCACCGAACTCTCCTCCAGTTCCAAATGCTTTACTTAATCCCTCTATGGATTGTTTAGCATTATAAGAAACACCAGAAGTAAAACCAGCCATAGCCGATACACCACGATCTCTAAATAAGTCAGCCGCACCAATACTAGAACCAAATGATCTTTGAATTTGTGTAGCCGCTAAAGCAAAATCTCCACCTAATAAGGTTGCGGTATTTCCTGTGATAGTCATTAATTCTTTAAAACTTATCCCAGCGGCGGCGGCTTGTTTTCTAACAGTTGCTAATGAAGTTACACCTTGTTGAATATTTTTTAGTTCAAAGGGAGTTGTTTTTGCAAAATCAAGAATTTCTACAAGTGCTTTTTTCCCAGCTTCAGCACTTCCCATTAAACTCTTTAATTGGACACCAAGCATTTCAACTTGAATACCAGCTTTGACAATACCTCTAATAACAAGACCAGCACCTAAACCGATAAAGGCATTTCTTAAATTAAAAACAGAAGCTTTTAATCTACCCAAGCTTCCTTGCAAACCTTGTAGGGCTTGTTTCGACCTATCTTTTGCTACTATATCTATTTTTAATTTCTGTGCCATTTATTACCTTTTGTGTTTAGCCATTCTCTCTTGACTTTTATACTCATCTTCTTCTTTTTTCAAGTAAGCTAACCATAAATTATAATGGCTTACAGGCATATCTAAAACTTGTTGGATTGTAATTTTAAGTCGGTCAGCTATGATGAGAAGCGACCTGACATCAGGATCGCTAACTACTTTTTTTCGGCTTCCTCGTATTGAGTGTCGGCAAGGATTCTATTGGCTATTGTTGCAATAACATTTGAATCTGCTTTTTTTCTTAAAGCAAATTTATCTTCAGGTGTAAAAGCTTTTTTCAGTTCGCCTTTGTCATCCTTAACTTGAAGTTTCATAATTAATAAATCTACCAAGACAGTTAAGTCTTGGAAGTTATTGGACTTTTGAAAAATCTTATTTTTTTCTTCAAGAGTTAAAGGTTCTGAATAAAAGACAGATGGATTTCCATTATCATCTTTCCACTCTTCCACTTCAATAGTGATCGTTTTAAGAGTTTCAAAATGAGTTTTGACTCTATCTATTACTGACATAAATCAGATTAGACTGTGCTTTGTGTTAATGCTCCAGTACCTTGAAAAGTAACACTTCTTGAAGTCATGCCATCCAGCGTAACTCCGATTGACATTCCTGTTACAAGTCCTGTTCCAGTAAAAGATACATCTCCACTTGTATTACCCTCTGGTAATAAAACGAAAGCTAAACTTGTGCCTACGTCTAAAGCTTCTTGTGCAGTATCGCCCTCATCCCAGTGGCATTCGATTGATCCACTAAATGAAGTTCTACCAGCCGCAAAAGTTTTTGCAGAATTAGCTAAAGATGAATCTTCAACAACATCTGCTGATGTTTCCAAAGTGAAACCAGTAACATTTCCAGCGACAGTACCAGCTACCTTTACAACACCCTCTTTACCATGATGTGCCATTATTTATTCTCCTTGTTTTTAAATTCTGGTTTTTTGGGTTGCATATTCACTTTACCTTGTGAACCTTTAATCACAACTTTCATACCATTAATTGCTTTATAGCCAAGCTTTTCAAATTTAGCAACAGAATTTTCATTAACTATTACTTCTTCTGAACCTTTTGTCATTTTAATATCTTTAGCCATAATTCCTTTTATTCCTTTTCTTCTTCTTCGTCAATATCTTCATCCTCTATATCGTCATCGTCAAAATTATCTTCTTTGGATTCAGATTGATCTTCTCTAACTTCTTCTACCAAATCTTTAACCTCTTCGCAAAGTAAAGATTCTTTATCGTGTAATTTTTCTATTTGATTAATCTTCTTGATGATTTTATCTAATTTTTTATCCATTATGGAGTTCCAGCATCATATTTATACATACATCTTATAACCATTCTAATACCACCTACCGGAAACAAAGTACCCTCATCAGTTTCGACTTGGACAACTTCGGTATCGAGTGCGTTGGAATCTCTTGTTATATCAGTTTCTAAAGCAGTTTCAATCGCTGTAATTAAAGCATTTCTTAATGTATCTATATTGGTATTACTACCTTTCACAAAACCCAATACAACAAAGTCAATCGTACCTACTCTCATTTTAGCACCACTTCCTAATTCTTGATCTTCCCTTAATTCTTCGGAGGTTTGGATAAGGACTGCTGGATATTGTGTTTGTGATAATTCTTCCAATTCAAAAGGTTGTCTAGTGCAAAGCTTAACATCAGGACTACTAATGGCATCTATAACTGTTTTAATATTACTCGCTATGTTTTCTCTTACACTCATATTCTTGTTGCCCTTATTTGTTTTTCTACAAATCTATTAAATGCTTTACCTATAATATTTTCTGTCCTTAAATTAAAGCCAAAAAATTCTCTTTTAGGTTCATTTAATACTTGATTGAATAATGCCCTTTGTTGCATTTGTGAGTTAGAGAAAGAAACACCAACAATATTATTGCCTATTTTTCTTACAGTTTTTCCGCTAGGAGTCAAAGCACCTAACATTCGACCTGAATAGAATAAATCTACTGCTGTTTTTTTACCCTCTCTTTGTAGTCGTTTTAAATAACCCTCTGAATAGGGTGCAAAGGCACTACCCCTAAAGTCCTGTCCTCTAGCACTTTTAGTTCTTATAATATCTAATAAATGAAACCCAGCTTGTAGGAGTCCTTTATCAATAAATCGAGGGAGTTTCTTTGCAAGTCTTTTGAAATTTTTTGCTACTAATTTTTGATTCGTTTTTAACTTAATTTTAACAGCCATTATCGAGTCAAACGATTATAGCCATGCAAAGGTTCTCTTTCACTAGCAGAGATTGTTCCACCAGCATCGCTATCATAACTAACCCCATCGTCTAGTATCGTTTGAAATTCTTTAAGATAAGCTGAAGAATAAAACTCTATCATTCTCTCAAACCGATCTTTTTCGGCTTCAGGTCTAAATTTAGTTAAAGCTGGTAAATAAAATCTTGATAAAAATAGATAAACCCCAGCCCTTTCAAATTGGTCAAGATCAACTTTAGTATTAACCATTTCGGCAGTATTTAAAACTGTGATGTCAGTATAAATATTTGTTTTATAAACTGGCCACCATTTAATTCTTAAATCTCTGAAAATGTCATTGGTAGTTTGGGCTAACCAAGCTGTTACAGTAGATGCACCACTCGCAATACCAAAATCAAACGCATCTGTTTGATAAGCAGTTACATCAGAAGCCGCTATGACACCTGAACCAGTAAAATTTGCCATGTTATGTAATTAAAGCAATAATGGCAATAATAACTACAACAACAGCAATAGCAATCTTTGGATTATCTTTTGCTAGTTTCCAATATTTTGTCATTTCTTTTTCCCCTTTTTCTTTGGTTTTAACTTAACGACATTTTTTGCTTTAGCAATTATTTTATCGTTAGTTTTCTTTACTTCTTTTACCTTATCTGAAACTAATTTAAAACCCCTCATCGCAAAGTGTTTTATATTGGCTTCATATTGTACTTTACTTCTTTCAATAATCTTTTTTCCGTTTGTTAATTTAACAAGTTGAACATTTGATATTATTTCCACCATATTTATTTCCTTTTTTATTTTGTACTAGAGGCGATTGTTAAACCGCCTCTAATATTTTATTTATTACAGAAGTGATGAATCCATCATTAACTCAACACCATAAGTGTCGTGTAATTCTGATGTTCCATATACTGATGTAGCCACAAGTTCATCTGCTCTTAAACTCGCATCTCTTTGAGTTTCAATTTTCAGGTCTTGCATCATAGCAAGTCCTAAAGCATCTCTGTGGAATACAGCACCTTTATAATCGCCTGTTGTTCCTGTGTTAGAAATATTAGCGGATTCGTACACATTGCATCCAGCCAATCTTCCAACAAACCCAGTTCTCATTGCTTCGTTAGCATTGTCACTTGAGTTAGGATTAGCAAAGGTATTAGTTAAAGCACCTTTTAAGTCGTAAGCTATATAGGGATGTACTACACATGATAAATCATTTGTAGGAACAGATTGCGTTCTCAATTCAGCTAAAGCTTCAAAAAGTTTAGCCGCAGAAAATGCAACATCCGCACCACCCACTATTTTACTAAAGCCATCAAATAGAGTAACTAAATCTGTATCTATTTTTTTAGCAATAGCTTCTCCGAACAATTTACCAATATCAGCGGCAACATTTCTTGGAGAGGCATTTCTACCTAAATCAGTTAATGTTGTCATAATACCAACTTCACTTGCTGTTATCGTAACAGAAGATGGGTTGATTGCAGTATTGGATAAATCAC